TAGCACCGCAAATCGACATGTCGCATCCGATCGCGTACGGAAGTATATCGAGAAGGAGTTTCCGAACTTACGACACCACGACCGCACTGAGGTTCTACCTCGTGCGGTCGCGTTTGTGTTTGTTCCGTTCGAGTCAGAAATTGCTGCTCGTGAGATAACCGACGCGCACATGGTCCAACTTCGTCAGAAGGACCTCGCCCGCAAGACGTACTACGTGCGTCGTGGTGGACTAATGCCATTAGTTCATCATACAAGCGGGCCGACAAAGGCTTGATGGGGCCGTACGGACGTTCTGCGGCGGACAGTTCCGACGCTGGTACCTTTGTGCCAGCAGTCCGCTGTACGGATACAAACGTCCAACGGTCACATCAAGTCCCCCCAACTTCGGACAATGGCTTTGCCACTAGCAGCCGGTTGGGGTGTGCACCTTAAGTGCCACGAAAATAGCCTCTGTGGTGTGCTTGAGCGCATGGTGTATATTGCAAATCCGGGTACCGATTACCAGACCATACGTGAGTATGGTTTAGCGCCCTTTTTCGGTCCGGAACTGCCATATATACCTGCGCCCAGGTCCACTAGGGACGACCTCCGTAGGATGTTCGTCCCAGCATTGCTTCGGAAAACGCCTGGCGGTGTCCGCAAGATGGAGCGCGCAGATTTCTGCGCGCGGTACCTTGCCGGCCCCAAAAGACGCATGTACGAGCGTGCCGCAGCGAGCTTGGTACACGATCCGATCCGGAAGAGTGACGCGTTTATTAACGCGTTTGTCAAAGTAGAAAAGACAGACTTCTCCGGAAAGAGGAAAGTGCCTCGCATCGTTAGCCCTCGGGCTACAAGGTTTAACGTGGCTCTAGGCTGCTGGTATATTCCACTGGAGGGAAGGATGTTTCGTGCGATCAACATTCTTCACGGTGGTGTGACGGTTATGAAGGGACTAAACAATGATGAGCGCGGACGTGCGCTCGCCACCATGTGGGCCGAATTCGACGATCCCGTTTGTAGAACGGGTGATTCCAAGCGGTTCGACCAACATGTTGACGAGACTTCACTACGTGCTGAGAATAGTTACTACCTTCGTTGCTATGCTGAGAGCGCTGACACAACCGAGTTGTCAGAGCTACTGGAGATGATGATTGAGAACACCATTTATGTTCGCGACGAAGACGGTCTTATTAGGCTTAAGTCCACGATGCGGATGTCTGGGGACATGACCACAGGCGGAGGAAACACGTTTATAACCTCCGGTGCCGTCTGGCTTGCCCTCCAGCGCTTCCGCGGTCGTTGGTACCGTTGCTTCGTTGACGGCGACGACTTTGGTGTCATCTGCTCGCGTAAACACCTTCACCGGCTCGAACTGCTTATTTCCACATTCGCCGAATGTGGTCAGGAGTTAGTTCTCGAAGAGTACGTTGATACGCTTGAGCACATTGTGTTCTGTCAAACTCAGCCCATCAACATTGGAACGCACTACCGTATGGTGCGTAATCCAACCGTTGCTATGTCGAAGGACACCCTCTCGCTCCGCAACACGGAATCCGAAGGCGCTTGGAACTACTACCGAGCTGCCGTAGCCGGTTGCGGGCTCGCACTCTGCGATGGGGTCCCTATCATGTCCGCTTTCTACGGATATCTTAGCAGCAACGTCGTGCCGACGCGGGATAATCTCCCGTCCGGCATGTGGTATATGGCGCAGGGCATGCAATATCATGCCAGCGCAATTACCCCTGAAGCTAGGGTTAGCTTTTGGCGTGCGTTCAACATACTGCCCGACTTGCAAGTGGCCATCGAACGGCAGTACGATGACCGCGAGCTTGTCTACGCAGACCACCCTGAGGGAAATTGTGACTACGAGACCAACCATCTCGTGCTGCAAACCTAAACAAACTGTACTACTAGCCTATGTACTACTATTTCCCCACGTCCTTCCGTATCCGCATACGCAAGTTTCTTTGCTGTATCTCATCCTGTTGCAATGGCTCCCAAACGCAAGACTAAGAGTTCCAAGCCACAGCCTGTTGCAAGGCGTGGTGCCCGCCGGGCACCCGCCATGCCGCTCAACAAGCGCGTCGCTATTGAGGAGATTTGTTCCCAGCTTGACCCGTTCTGTCGTCATGCCACGGGCGCTAAACTGTTCGACGACGATGTTGGTAAGACCTATACTGCCGACATGGTCCACGATGCCCAGATAAAGGTTACCAATTCCTCTGGCATCCAGTCCGATGGACAGTTTCTCGTCCTTGTGCAGGTCGCATACGGTCACACAAATCTCACCCAATCGTGCTTGCTCGGCGCTCAGGTTACGGCAGATTGGTCTGGCGCTAACGATGGGGAGTTCCTCGGCAATGGCCTCACTATGATCCCAGAGGCCACGTCCGTGTTGTCGACGATGAACGACTGTCGTGTGGTGACAGCTGGTACCGAGGTGAAGATTTCTTCGCCCGAAACCGCTGCCGCTGGACGACTGTACCTAAATCGTCTCGATTCCGGACAGGCCGCAGAGATCCTCAACACCACCAACGTCTCCGGTAGTCGTTGGTTTGATGGACAGAAGATCTTCAGTGCCCACGAGCTCTCACTCAACCTGATCCACCACCCCATCAGTAGCTCCAAGCGTGTTGAGTACAACAACGAAACAACTAACGCACAGCAAATCGGCTTTGACGTGTTCCTCATCTACGGCGTAGGCTGGGATGTCAACACATCTGTTCATGTTCGCTCCACTAAGCACCTTGAGTGCTTGCCGAACTACAACAGTGTGGCGATGCAGTTTTCCAGTCCCTCGCCGGAGTCTCGGCCGTGGTATTCGAAGATTGGTACCGTTATGAACCAAGCTGCTGCTGCGGTCGGCCCACTAATGACTCCCGAGCACATTGGTGCGGCCATCGCCGGTCTTGCTGCTGCAATTGTGTAGGGCCCACGATACGGACTGTGAACCACATACTCCACGGGCTAAAACCTCTCTACCCGTGGTTACTTACGAGGCGAAAATTTGCAAATACGTTACCCTGAAATGGGTCTTTACCAGCGCTCCTGCAACCGGGGTGGTTCCCGGTGTGCGCTGGGGGTGACGTCCAGCCATACAAAATCTGAAAACTAGGCTACACAGAGTGTAGCAACAACTCATGGTCCGCGAGAGCTATCTCGCGGGGGCAGCCAGGGG